CTTTATTATATAGCTTTATTATATAGCTTTATTATATAGCTTTATTATATAGCTTTATTATATAGCTTTATTATATAGCTTTATTATATAGCTTTATTATATAGCTTTATTATATAGCTTTATTATATAGCTTTATTATAATAATGTATGATTGCATTTCTTATATAATGCTATTATATAGTTATAATAAAGGCAGTCAAGATAAAAATACTAAAAATTTGAATTTAAATTTTTTTCTTTTCTATATTTATTAAGAACTATGATTTTGTTGAAAAATTTATTGCTTGAAGTATTCAGGAAAGATTATGCTGTTTACTGTGAAAAGAAATACATTTTCAGCGTAACAAAAAATACGAAAGCTGGAAGCCACGCAGCTAACGAATTACCATGGAGAATCACAGTTCTTTCTCCGGACAAAACCAAAGTTAAAAAGACGCATTATCCAATTTCTGAGGCTGAACTTGAATATTTCAATTTGGCGGTTGGCAAAAATCAATTTATTGATTTAAATGGTTCGGATCAAGAGAGAATCCCCGTCAGAATTCGGGAAAAATTACTAAACGATCTCGATATTGACGTGATTGATATAAATCCAATTTGATCTAAAAACAAATACAAATTTCGGAATAAAATACCAATTATTCATTGGCATTATTGATATTTATTGGCGGCTGAAATTTGAACCGATTTTGAATATTCTCAAAATATTATTGACTATATTCGGATGCTATCCATACTTCAACCAAGTAATCGATTTCATCGAGTACTAACTTACCAAATAACTAATAACTAAATAAATAATTATGTGTGCACTAGATCTAAATAAAATTAAGAATCGTCTGGATTCTTTGAAGACAAAGGGTAATGCTGCTTCCAAACATATGTGGAAACCGAAGGGTAAGACCACGATTCGTATTCTTCCATACAAACATAATACGGAGAATCCATTTATCGAATTGTATTTTCATTATGGGATTAACAATAAAACATATTTATCACCATCAACCTTTGGTCGTCCAGACCCGATGGTTGAGATGGCAAATAAACTAAAGAAAACTGGAGAAAAAGAAGATTGGTTGTATGCTCGCAAAATTGAACCAAAACTACGAACCTACGTTCCGATTCTTGTTCGTGGATCTGAGAGTGAAGGCGTCAAATTCTGGGGAATGGGCAAGCAAGCATACGAAGAAATTCTTGGAATTATTTCAGATACCGATTATGGCGATATTACAGATTTATCAACTGGTAACGACATTATTGTTGATTACAAATCCCCACAAGAATGTGGGAAGCAATACGGTGACATGAGTATCCGTCCACGTCCAGTAAAAAGTAAAGCATTCGAATCAACAAATACCGCAGTTAAAGAATCTATCAAAAACATGATAGATTTATTGACAGTGTATCCTGAACCGACATATGATGAATTAGTTAAAGCGATGGATGAACATATGAATCAACCACAAGAAAATCTTGAATCGGTTCCACCTGAAACGGATGAAGAAGTACAGAATACTCAAGTTTCACCGATTACCGCGGCTAAAGCTAGAGCGGCATCGGCTAAAACTGATCACTCAGATGAACCTCGTACGAGTTCAGCGACTATTGAAGCATCAAAAAATGTACCATCAACTAAGTCAATCGGGGACGAGTTTGACGATATATTCAATCAACCGTAATTCTATTTAGAGATTTGATTGACAAACCGGCCAAGGTTTATTAACCTTTGCCGGTTTTTTAATTTAACAATTTAATTTATGGCAAAAAAAACGACAGACGATATCAAGGATGAATTGGCAGATTCATTGGTGGAAGCACTAAATAAGGAAAGTAAAGACAAAGGTAAGATTGCTTTCTTTTTAACGGACGAAGAAGATCCATCGCAAATAACCGATTGGATTTCAACTGGAAACAGTATGTTGGATTTGGCTATTTCAAATAGACCGAATGGAGGAATCCCCAGTGGCAGAATTTCAGAGATTACTGGCTTAGAAGCATGTGTTACAGAAGATACAAAAATAAAAGTAATTATTGACGTACAACAGAAAGAGATAGACATCAAGGTCGTCAAGACACTGTTAGAACAGAAGACCGACGTAAGAGTGTTATCAGTTGGAGGCGGATACACCAAAATAACAAACTACATAGAAAAGGGAATTCTAAAAACCTACTATGTGGTTCTGTCCTCGGGCGAAAATATCAAGTGCTCGGCGAAGCATTTATTCTATGCAAATTCTGGTTGGATCAAGTGTTCAGAACTGACGCCGGGAGTTACAAAGATAATGACGGAGAAGACTAAATTTGAGTTGGTTGATCGAGTAGATTACATCGGTGAATTTCCAATCGTCGATATCTCAGTGGAACATCCGGAAGAATGTTATTATGGGAATGGAATATTGAATCACAATAGCGGTAAGAGTTTGATGGGAGCACACTTATTAGCGGAAACTCAAAAGAAAGGTGGCGTTGCCGTTTTCATTGACACTGAAACATCGGTATCTCCGGATTTTCTCGCATCTATTGGCGTGGATATCAAAAAGATGGTTTACGTTAACGTAAATACGATTGAAGAAATTTTTGATAACATTGAATCCATTATAGTAAAAGTCAGAAAGGCGAGTAACAATCGGTTAGTAACCATATTGGTCGATTCCGTCGCAGCAGCTTCAACAACCAAGGAAATGGCATCGGATCATGGTGTAGATGGATATGCTACCGGCAAAGCCATAGCAATCAGTAAGGCGATGCGTAAAATAACCGAGATGATTGCACGACAACGAATTTGTTTGGTATTTACTAATCAATTGCGTGAAAAAATTGGTTTTGTTGGATATGGTGATAAATTCTGCGTAGATCCGTTTACGACAAAAATAACAATTCGATATGTTGAGAATCCAACGGAAAACATCCTACTTCCCGTAGAAGAAGAAATTACGATGGAAGATTTCTCCCAAAGATTTGTGTATAATAATGATTTCTCCACACCAAATGCGTGGGATCTTTCGGGTGAGGGAATCGAAGTATTAACAGCAACGGGATACAAATCCATCTTGTCATTCGTAGTTAAACCATCCGTCGATTCTCATTATACCGATGGAAAGTTATTGGGAACATCGGAACATCGTATTATGGAAAATGGTCTGGAAATATCATTGAAAAATCATCCGGAATTTGTCTTAGTAAATTCCCCGATGAAAGTTGTAGACATCGAAGTTGACGGTGGGACTTATTTAGCGAATGGTAGAAATAATCACAATACAACTTCAGGAGGAAAGGCACTCGCATTCCACGCATCCGTTAGACTTAGACTCAAAGGTGAAGGAAAAATAAAAATTGGTGACGACGATGTCATTGGAATTAAAACCAAGGCAACCGTCATCAAAAATAGAATGGGACCACCAATGAGATCGGCGTCATTCAATATCTTTTTTGATCGTGGTATTGATAACTATGGAAATTGGTTGGAAAACTTGATGGAACATGACATCATAGTAAATGCTAAAGCTGAAAAGGTTGATGGTGGAAAAAAGAAGACGAAGAAAGAAATAGAAGATGAGAAGGAGGCCAACAAAAAAGCAAAGTCACTTCAATTCATATTGGAGGTAGATGGTAAGGAACCGGAAGTCATAAGATTTGAGAAAAAAGACTTTCCGTCGTTATTGAACAATCGGTCGGAAGTTAGAGAATTCCTATATAATAAATTGTGTGACGTATGTATTATGAAATATAGATCGGCAGATTCAACCCTGTCAGATGATATTGATATTGATACTGACGGTGCTGGAATGGAGGATTAAACTATTGGCGCCGAAGATGGAATATTCTTCGGTGCCGCTCATATAAAAGATCAAACTTAACCAACTAATTCATGTCTATTGATAAAGCAAAACTCTTTTCTCTTTTTGATAATATAAAGAAAGAACATCGGGACAATTTGGGTAAAGTGATGTTCAAGCAACGAACACAAAATTCCGACGTTCTTATAATTGATGGAACAAATAATTTCTGTAGGAATTTTTGTGTTGTGCCGACACTGAATGATAATGGTGACCATGTTGGTGGAGTGTCTGGATTTTTATCTAGTATTGGTTATTCTATCAAGCTTCTATCTCCTACACGTGTAATTGTCGTATTTGACGGAAAGGGTGGAAGTCTCCGACGTAAGAAAATTTATCCCGAATATAAAGCGGGACGTAAATCACCGAAAAGATTAAATCGTACATATGAAGGAATGGTTGATGATGGTGGTGAAGCTAAGGCACTATCAAACCAGATGTCAGTGTTAGCTGAATACTTAACTACTCTACCGGTATCAGTGATTGCAATTGATTACATTGAGGCGGACGACGTAATAGCATATCTGGCAAATCATGTATTTACAAAACCGGAAGAAAAAATAACCATAATGAGTTCTGACAAGGACTTTTATCAATTGGTCAGTGATCGAATCAATGTATTTAGTCCAATAAAGAAAAAAGTTTACGGCGTTCAAGATATTGTAAATGAATATCAAATTCATCCCCATAATTTTATTTATTATAGAATTTTGGAAGGAGATACTTCCGATAATATCGACGGAATCGATGGTATTGGGTTGAAAACTACAATTAAAAGATTTCCGATGTTACTAGATTCAGAAAAAACAAGCGTTGAAAAGTTATTGTTGTATGCAACCGATAAAATAAATGAATCAAAAATATATGCTAAAGTATCGGAAGGAACGGATAAATTGGAATTAAACCATAAACTGATGCAATTGGCTGAACCGGATTTTGCTGGATCATTACAAGCAAATATTATAGATGCCGTATCTAAAAAATATTCGCTTAATAAATTTGAGTTTCTTCAATTACTAACTCGGTATGGTATGCATCAATCGATTTCAAATTATAATGTTTGGTTACAAGAAGTATTTCAACCATTAACAATTTTCAAATCTTGATTGACAGTTACGGTGGCGGTGTATATCGTATTATCAACATATGACTCCTGTTATTATAGACAATCTACGGAAGTTTGGTCTAGACTTTCAAACTAAAATTATTGCTGGGATATTAAGTGATCGACATTTTCTCGAACGAGTTATTGACATCATTGATATCAAAGCATTTGAAATTGACGCACATCAATGGATTTTAAAAGAAACAATTGATTATTTTATCCAATATAAGGAACTTCCAACTTTAAGTGTGTTCAAAATTAGAATTGATATTATAACAAATGACGCGTTAAAATCTTCGGTGATCGAGAATTTAAAGAGCGTGTACATGAAACTCACCGAAAAGGATTTGGTGTTTGTCCGTGAACAATTTTTGGAGTTTTGTAAAAATCAAAAATTGAAAAGTGCAATTTTAGAGTCGGTGGATCATTTGCAATCCGGGCAATATGACCACATCAAAACATTGGTCGATAATGCGATGAAAGCTGGAGCAGAAAGAAATCTGGGACACAATTATAATGTTGAAATCGACGCTCGTATGAGTCAAATGTGTAGAGCAACCGTACCAACCAACTGGGAATGTATTGATAAACTTATGGACGGTGGATTAGGGCCGGGAGAATTAGGAATATTCGTCGCTCCTCCCGGAGCAGGCAAGTGTGTTGGACCAAATACGGAAATAACCATTCAATATTATGAAACGGGAATTTCTACCGTCGGTAATTCTGGAAATGAATATGTTATATGGTTTAAGCCGTTTGATACGATTGACTTCGGTGGAAAACTTCTATTTGGTTGGCAAATAGATAATATTTTGTTCGAGATTGAAAAACTTAAATCGGAATTAAAGTCCGATGTACAACGTGGAGTCAAGAAAAAGATTTCAGTTGAAGTCGTAACTATGGTACATTTATTTGATGTACTTAAGATCGCACGTGAGGAAAATGCTACATATAGTGTTCAATTTCCATTATATGTAGATACTCCGGTCGGATTCAAGCAAATCGTAACTGCATTTCACACGGAAAAACAACAATCTGTAATATCAAGTTTTAACGATGGATCTATTATAGAAACATCGGAACATCATTTATTAAAAGTTGATGGTAATTGGAAAAAAGTAAAAGATATAACCGCATATGATTTAGTTGAAATAAAAACCGGAACGACTACATTGGAACGCAAATCGTTTGGTACCACCCAAATTTTATATGATATTTCAGTTGAAGATGTTCACTGTTATTATTCAAATGGAATTTTATCTCATAATTCGTGGGTATTGGCAAAGATAGGAACTGAAGCTATACGACAAGGAAAAAATGTAGTACATTTTACTTTGGAGTTGAATGAGAATTATGTTGGGTTACGGTACGATTGTTGTTTTACACACATAGATTTTCAGAATATTCGTAACAATGCCGACATTGTAAAAAATAAGATTAAAGATCTCAAAGGAAGGTTGATTGTTAAATACTTCCCACTTAAAACTGTTAGTGCACAATCATTAAAAAATCACATTGAACGAATCCAAACAATTGAAGGTATTAAAATTGATCTGATGATTGTGGATTATGCTGATATTTTACGAGCATCCGAGTCAGACAAAAACGCCAATAGTTACTCCACGATGGGAAATATTTATGAGGAATTACGTGGAGCGGCTGGAGAATTAAAACTTCCCGTTTGGTCCGCATCACAAGTATCAAGAAGCGGTAGTGAAGAAGATATTGTAACCGCTACACATATAGCAGATTCTTTTCGGAAAATAATGACGGCGGATTTTATCTTATCTATGTCACGTAAGATAAATGACAAGGCAAATAATACTGCGAGATTTCACGTCATAAAAAATAGATTTGGTCCGGACGGAATTACTTTATATGCTAAAATGAATGCTGGCAATGGAGACATTCGAGTATATGATGATAAGGCAAAAGAATCCGCTGAAATTAAAGCTACGATGCAAGACGAAGAAAATGATACTAAATCTCAACTAAAGAAAAAATGGAACAGTTTCCGGAGTGATGACATAGGCACCGATCTAAACGGATAATTTTTCAATTCACATCCCTACTTATCAGTCCAACAATAATTGGATAATTACAGTTTCGCAATAAATTATGAATAGTATAAATTTTTTGGAAGAGATGGGAAACTTTACGTTTGCAGCAAAATATGCAAAGTATGACGAAAAACGTGGAAGACGTGAATTATGGGAAGAGACGGTCAATCGATTAGAAAAAATGCATCTAAAAAAATTCTCCGGATTATCCGGTGAAGATATTGCGGAAATTAAATGGGCATTTAATCTAGTTAAAGAAAAACGAGTAGCACCGTCAATGCGTTCCCTTCAATTCGGTGGAAAAGCAATTGAAGTACATAATGCCAGAATGTTCAATTGTTCAGTTTCTCATATCGCATCGATTCGGTCATTTGCTGAATCATTTTATATGTTACTCGCCGGTTGTGGTATGGGATTTGGTTTATCTGAAAAATTTCTAGGTCATCTTCCGGATCTAGTAAACACAAAAGATAAAACCGGATGCGTCTTAACATACACAATTCAAGATAATATAGAAGGATGGTCTGACTCGGTTGAAGCATTGTTAATGACGTATTTTAGAAATACTCCATTTACTGGTAGAAAAATTGTATTTGACTATTCACGTATCAGAGCTGAAGGTACTCCATTAAAAACTGGAGGTGGGAAGGCTCCGGGATATAAGGGACTAAAGTCTGCGCATATCAAAATAAAAGAATTGTTGGATTATATAATCGAAGAAAAAGAGCAGCCAAGACTGAAAACGATTAATGCGTATGATATTTTAATGCACTGTGCCGATGCAGTTTTATCCGGCGGAATACGTAGATCAGCGTGTGCAGTTATTTTTGATATTAATGACTCGGACATGATGAACGCGAAAACGTTTTTTGATGTTCAAAAATCAAAACGATTCGTTAAGGACGATGATACTGGAATATATCACGGAAAAGTAATCGTGAATCGTAAAACGTATGATGTTGAAGTATTTGAAAATGATTATGAACAAATCGTAAAAAATAAGAAAATTAGTTGGTATTATATTGAGCCACAACGGGCACGAAGTAATAATAGTACAATACTTTTTCGAGATAAAGTAAGTTTGGAACAATTTGAAAATATAGTAAATCTTACTCAACAGTTTGGTGAACCGGGATTTGTATTTGCTGATAGTTCAACTCCCGACATACTTTTTAATCCATGTTTTGAAGTAGCGTTTGAGCCAATTACTGACGATGGACGTTTGGGAGTTCAAGTGTGTAATTTGACTACTACCAATGGAGCAAAAATAAAAACGGAATCTAATATGATGGATGCAGTCAAATCAGCCGCAATCATCGGAACACTTCAAGCTACATACACACATTTTCCATATCTATCAAATGCGTCAAAAGAATTGACCGAACGTGAAGCGTTACTTGGCGTTTCAATCACCGGAATGATGGAAAATCCAGATATTATATTCAATCCAGAAATACAAACCAAAGCTGCAAATTTAGTTAAAGAAACCAATGCAATTTGGGCAAACAAGCTCGGAATTAATTCAGCGGCTCGAACCACATTAATTAAGCCAGAGGGATCTGCTAGTATAGTATTGGGAACTTCATCTGGGATCCACGCACATCATGCGAGAAAATATATTCGTCGCATTCAATGTAACAAGATGGATCCGGTATATAAATTCTTCAAGAAAAATAATCCACATGCGTGTGAACAAAGTGTATGGAGCGCGACAAAAACCGATGACGTTGTTTCATTTCCAATCGAGGTTGGACAAACTGCGATGGTTAAATCTGATTTGACGGCAATCAAGCATTTAGACCTGATTAAATCTACACAAGCAAATTGGGTAGTTCCGGGAACATTAAATCCGAACAGTAAATTAGTTCATAACGTTTCTTGTACCGTGTTGGTTGGACCGGATGAATGGAAATCTGTAGTAAAATATCTGTATGATAATAGACAAAATTTTGCAGCGGTGTCGCTGTTATCAACAACGGGAGATAAGCAATATAAACAAGCACCAATGGAAGAAGTCGTTACAGAAGAAGATCAAGTACGGTTTGATCAATTGAAGGCAAATTGGAAGAAAACAAATTATGGTAATTTTACTGAGGATGATGATACCACAAAATTACAACAGGAATTTGTATGTACGGGTGGAGCATGTGAAATAAAACAACTGTGATGGTTATCAACCCGGCGATGTTAATCGCCGGGTTTTATTTTGACCGGTTAATCTTTTTTGTCTTTTTGTGATATTTATACGATATGACCAACCGAAATCGTCTAAAATCAATAATTAAAAAATTAATCTTAACCGAAATAACCAAGGCCGATTACGGAGTTGGTAAAGTATCAACTAATACCAAGTTTGTACGTGAACTTGATAAATTGGTTCGAAAATTGCAAGGGGACACGTGTGAAGTATCCGAAAATCCATTGAATGGAAAAATTTCATTTGATGATGGGTGTGACGGGATGAAATTTCAGGTAGAAATCACACGGAAAACGGATTCCGGTGAATTGTTTGATATAGTTTCAGTTTTTCATAAATCCGATAGATTTGTTGGTAAAAATTTATCGACCGATGATGTTTTAAAGTTCATCGAAGATAATTTGGGAGAAGATCTAGATTCAAAAACGAGTTATGTGGACAAAGCCTTCACGAAAGGAAAAGCTCCAATAACAAAAAATGACGATAAGAAAAAGGATACTAAAAAAGAAACTGAGAAAAAAGAGTCGGATGAGATGGAAGACTCTGATGAAATTACACAATTGGATGTGGCAGATAAAGCAACAAAAGACGCGGAAGAAGAATTGGACACTGACACACTTGAAGACAGTCCAGAGCTTGGTGGAGAATTGGTCGATAAAATCGAAAAAATTATAGATAAAGTTTTAAAGGGAAAACAGGAAAAAGCCGAACCCGCGTCTGCATTTTTGAAAGCTAATAAAGATATGGAAAGTTCGGATAAATTGACGATAAAAGATAAAAAAACTCCATCGATCAAAGAAAAGAAAAAATGAAAAAATCCCAATTAAAACAAATTATCCACGAAGTAGTAACGGAAAATTTTTCTCCTTCCCCTTTGTATGTTAAATTGTATGAAGGAATTACAAATTTGTTGTATGATAAAACTGGAAAGTTAATTGCATCCACAGATGATATCCGAGAAATTTTATCGGACATTGATTCCGGCGACGATAAAAAATATTATGGATATGAGAGAGAAAAGCGTTAATAAAATTAAAAATCATGAAAGAAAAACTATTATCATTTTGGATATTTTCCGAACCATATCTCATCAAATTTGGTAAATTCATATTGGAAAATAAAATGTACAGTTCAATATCAATATTAATTGGAATTATCATCGGTGTAATTTTTTTCTGAAACTTGATCCAATTTGTACTCCGAAATCGACTATCAATATGATAGTCGATTTTTTTGTTTATTATAATTTAGAGTACTATTTATAATTCATGAAACGTACATCGAAACCAAAATATGGATGGAAACCCGATCTAACAGATCACCGAGATAAAATATTTAAACTGGGATCTCCTCCGGATTTTTCCGATTTACCAAAAAAGGTCGATCTTCGTCCGTGGTGCTCTCGGATAGAAAATCAATATTCAATCGGAAGTTGTACTGCAAATGCATCCGTTGGTGCACTCGAATATTTGGAAATAAAAGCGGGAAACAGTTCTTCATTTGAAGATTTGAGTCGATTGTTCGTTTATTATAATACTCGCGAACTTGAGGGAAATTTGGGTCAAGATTGTGGAGCAACAATTCGAAATACCATCAAAATTTTGGTTTCGTCTGGATCATGTGGGGAATCAATTTGGCCATATTCAATAGAAAAATGTAATGACAAACCATTGATAGAATGTTACGATTCAGCAAAAAATCATCTAGTAACTGAATATCAACGAATTAATTCATTTGAAGATATGATTCATTGTTTAGCCGATGGATATCCATTTGTATTTGGATTTTCCGTTTTTTCTGAATTTGAGGGACCGACTGTTGCTCAAACCGGAATTTTGAATCTTCCAACTTCTGCTGAAATTTGCCAAGGGGGGCATGCGGTTTTGGCTGTCGGATATGACATGGAAACGAAAACATTTTTGGTTAGGAATAGTTGGGGACCAAATTGGGGAATTGATGGATACTTCACAATACCATTCGCTTACATAACAAATCCGAATTTGGCGCAGGACATGTGGTGTATTAAAAAATAGTTTTCTAACTGGTTAATATTCATTTAGTTAAGTATTAACGTGTAAATTTTTTTCCAATAATAGAAAAAGTTCTTTACTTTTTTTATTTTTTTGATAGTCTGGTGTCTTAATCAAAAACCACCATGATTGTCACCGATATCAAATCTTCCACCGTCGAGACTAATACTGGATACTCTCCAACTCGATTCAAGATTAAGTCGTCCGCGAGGGCGTTCCAAGTTTTGTCTGGATTCTATTCTGATCCAATTCAAGCAATTCCACGTGAACTTGGTGCCAACGCTTGGGATGCACATGTTAAAGCTGGAACAACTAATCTACAATTTGAGGTTCACGTGCCAAACAATTTGGAGCCTTGGTTTTCCATTCGTGATTTTGGTACCGGGTTATCACCCAAAGATATTGACGTTATTTATACCACCTATTTCGAATCGACAAAGACCGGAGACAACGAATCGGATGGGTGTATGGGATTGGGATCAAAAACACCGTTCAATTATACTGAAAACTTTACCGTTACGTCGTGGTTTAATGGTATGAAATATACATACGATTGCTTCGTCGATTCCGATGGAGGACCGAGCATCGTACAACTTGCAACCGATCCATCAAATGAACATAATGGTCTTCAGATTAAATTTGCAGTAAAATCGGAAGATATTCCAAATTTCATTAATAAAATTCGGACAGCATACTTGCCTTTTCACCATCGACCAAAATTGGTAGGAATTCATGATATAAAATTTCCAGAAATTGAACATTCACACTCTGGAACTGGTTGGGCAATAAGAAAAGCTACCTCTACGTATAGACAATTGGTTAGTTACGCGTCTATGGGAAATTATTCATATCCAATATCCGAGATTGTTTATGGTTGGACATCATGTAAGGGAATTTCTAATGACGAACTTTCGATTGCCAGAAAACTTCTTTCCAATGGTGTATTTGATTTTCATTTTGAAATTGGGGATCTAGATGTTGCTCCAAATAAAGAACAGCTTCAATATGATTCGACAGATCGTACGCGTGCAGCAATTATACGCAAAGCGGTAATAGCAAAAAGGGAATTGGAGGAAATGATGATTAATACGTTCAAACCGAAAACTCGGTGGGAAGGTATGAAAATGTACCATTCATATAATTCTGACATATTGTTCGACGAAATACATCGAATTGTTGGGCATATTAAAATTAAATTTGAAAACGAATCCATTGAAAATTACGTCGCGTATGTACCTGATATACACAATCGCGCGGTTGAAGTAATTAAAGATGATACAATTTCGGAATATATAATTGAAAATGTGAATTACAATACAATAAAATCTCGGTTTAAATCAACAAATCGAAATCATTATTTTGCTTCATCCACACAAAGAACAATTATATTATATTCGGATCAAGTGTCGATGAAAAAGGCACGAATTAAAAAATATTTGACCGAAACTTATCCGAACGAATTGAGCTATGATTTCATGTTCATTGTAGATACTTCAATTGATTTTTCTGTTATGTGGAAACATCAGGAATATTTGGGCATACCAAAGGAGAATTATATTCGAATTGAAAGTCTACCTAATCCAAAGATCATTCGGCACAATAGTAACACACTACCAACTATAGATAAAAATCAAATTCTTGGAATCGCCACCAGTGATATTTCCGAAGGTTATTCCGTGAAATTTCGTCGATGTGAATATAATGCCAATACAAATGATGTACAATATTATATTCCATTATGGAACGGTGAATCATATATTGGAGAATTTACAGAATCAAAACTACTTGATCTATATGTATGTAATCGTCTTTTGAGTAAAGCGATTGATTTGAATCTTATACCAAAATCTGTAAAAATTATTTTTGGAATAAATAAATCTATCAAAAAAATCTTGAAGGATGGTACGTGGATCAACGTATTTGATATTTTATCGGAATCCATTAAAAAAACGGAAATTTCACGTCTAGAAAAATTACTCGCTGCTGAACAATATCGAGTATCCCTCGATATTATCGCCAGAGATGCAGGTGTAATTCTTAGTAAGCTTCGAATAATAAATAAAATAAATAATAAATCGACATGTGATGTATTTAATTTTATAACAAAGAAACTGTATGGTCATGGAAGTGAAATCTCCACAACGGACCGAGTGGTAATCTCCACATTTTCAATTTTCGCCAAATCACAATCGACTGAAGAATACACTTTGGAGTTTATCGATAACTTATTGAAGAATAAATACATGGGAATTTTTTCCATGATTAGCCTACATTCTCTAAACAACGAAACAACACTTCCGTCACTGATAAATTTTATCGACGAAACTTCAAAAATTTAATTGACATTTTATTATTTCAACTATAAGATCTAACCCGTAATCAAAAATACCATGAGTAACACATACATTCCATACGTAATCAAAACTAACGGTTCTATCACGATGTATCTAAATCGTGAAAGTGCCACAATCGCAATAGATCATCCCAACTATTCAAAAGTTGTAGACGCACTGAAAACTGGACAATTCGAGCTGATCGATAAACTCATTAACATTTCAAAATCAATTGAATCATATACATCAAAAAATAGTGGAAAGGTTAAAATTGATAATGGTATTATAACATATGAAAATATTCCACTCAATAGTACGTTAACAACCCGAATCATCAAAATGATGTCGGAAGGATTTAAATTTGATCATATGGTAAAGTTTTTGGAAAATCTTCTAAATAATCCATCCAAGCGAGCAGTCGAAGAATTATATACTTTTCTGGAGAATAGTGGACTACCAATTACAGACGATGGGTGTTTTTTGGCTTACAAGGCTGTTCGTAATGACTACAAGGATATCTATTCCGGGACCATCAGCAACAAACCGGGCGAATCTCCAAAGATGCCACGAAACTGTGTAGATGATGAATACAATCAAGATTGTTCCCACGGATTGCATGTTGGTGCACTTGAATATGTTACAAAATATGGACATTTTGTATTGGGTGCTCCGGTAGATCCAAGCGGAAATAGACTGTTAATCGTTAAGGTAAATCCTGCAAATGTAGTATCTGTACCAAAATATGAAAAATTTCCAAAAATGCGAGTGTGTGAATATCAAGTAATTGATGAAATTAAAGATGTAGTTAAAGAACTTGAAAAAATTGTATACAAATCGGATGGGTCAGAATTTCCCCCAGACAATCAAGACGATTCTGATATTGAAGATATGTATGACGACGTCGATGACTATGTAGATGACGAATCTACTCATAACTATGACGAAAACATTGTTGCTTCGTCTACATTTAGTCCCGAATCATACAAAGAAGGATTCGCTGCTGGACTCGACGACGTAGATCGAGGAGAAAATTATGGTTGGTCCCGAGATTATTCCCGCAACAATTCATACCGAATTGGTTACAATGATGCATACACAAATAGACCAAATCGGTTAGAAACTGAACACCTCGATTCGGAGCATAATACGTGTGATTGTGAAAATTGTACATGTGAAAATAATCCGGAGTATTCCGACGCAGAATTCTCCAGTGGATATTCAGTTGGGCGATATGACGCGGAAATGGATAACGTCTTTGAATTTAGTCTAGATGCGGACGATAGTGTCTTTTTCGACGAAGGATATCGGTCTGGATATTACGAGAACCTCTCATCATCAAATTAAACAACAAACTAACAATGCTTATGTCAACATATAAAAATAATAATCCGGTAATTTGGCCAGAAGCACATTTTACCATCGCCGAAGTTTTATCTAATCATTCGCACATGAAAGAAATTACATTGCGATTTCGAATTAATCGAGCGTTGGATATGGGAATCATTACTACAATCGGCAAAATCAAACCAGCAATCGGTAGGCCAAAATTGGTATTTGCGAAGGCAAATCCAACAAAGAAACTACTTGACGCCGCTACAGCCTCTGGAGTATTACCATTGACGGACGATCCGGCAATGATTCCAATTATCAATGTTAAAGCATCAAATTCCGTTCCGGATACACATCAAACGATAGCAACTTCAGTTGAGGTATCTAACCGCGTACTGGCATAATTAATAGTCGGTCTGATTTTTGACGCCAGCGGTTTATTCCGCTGGCGTCTTTCTATTTATGTGGATGGCGAGACCACCACCATTTCCAAAAAAACCAGATAACTCCGAGAAACTTTTTTATCACTTCAAAATAGATCCGTCTACATATGTTTTATTTGATTCCGATCTAAGTACGGCGGTAGCTTATGGATCAAAAAATTTGGTATCAGCGACAATAGTAAATTTACCAACATCTACTACTATTTTTTACTATGAGCCGGACACGAGTATTGGTTGGAAAATGAAACGTCGATATAAACCCGATAATACAACCGAATCGGAAAAAACTGCAAAAAATAGAGTGATTGAAAAAAAAGAAGAATCCGTTGGTAAAAAAAATTGACATTGATAACTTTTTGCGTAATAATATTAATATGTTTGAATTTTTATCAAAAATGATACTTGGTTGGTCAACATTTTGGCAATTTCTATTTGTCATTCTATCTGCCGGATTACTAACGCAGCTAACCAGTTTGATTATTACCGGATTCACTGAACATTTCATGTATGCGATAACAATATTATTTCGAGGATGGCCAGAAGATTACGATGAAGAATTTAATGATGTCACGGATGATGACAAATGAGTAATTTTACAATTGACGCATTTCTGGAAGTTGGTGAGATCCCCACATTCGATTTTGCTACAGAAAAGGGCAAGTTCATCTCCCATATGGACGAACTTAAAAATATGAGTGTAGAAGAGAGCACTTTTTGGAAGAAGTGGGTAGAGATAAAAGAGTACCAACGAGATGACATCGGATCAAAATCAGCGGAAGTTCGCGCAAAAATATGGAGACCGATTGATATCGATGATACAGTGCAAACAATTCAACAAATTCGAGATTTGACGCCGAGAATTTTTTATGTTGATCCGGAAAATTCGGAACATATGTCCGATTGGTTGATGCTTAGAATATTTTGTCATTCGATGGCATATGATCAAACTCCCGGAAGATTTTTACGATTTTTGATCATCGATGATACAACTGGAAAATATTTAGGAGCAGCATCGTTGAGTAATGATGTTATGGCATTAACGTGTCGAGATAACTTCATTGGGTGGTCTGCTAAGAATAGATGTGAGGAAAAAATGTTAATCCATTCCGCAATTGGTAGTTGCATTATGGGAACTCAACCATTTGGTTATAATTTTCTCGGCGGCAAACTGGTTGCTTCATTGATATTATCCAAACATGTACGTGATACATGGGAAACCGTAGTTGGAAAAAAATTAGTAGGTATGACAACGACTAGTTTATATGGCCCAAATTCAATGTATTGTGGAATTCCGTATTGGCAAGGATGTGGGACAAGTATGGGAAAGATATCATTGAAGCCGGACGATAAATTTTATGATTTGTGGCACAAATACATTAAAGATAATAATTCTGAAGAATATACAAAGAAAATAGTAAAATTGGATTCGTCGAAGGGACCGGTGACAGGAATTAAACAGAGAATTTTGGAAATAATTTTCCGTGAACTTAAAATTTCAGCAACAAAATATCATCACGGATTTGAACGTGGAGTATATTATGCTCCATTTTATGAACAAACAAAGGATTTTTTGTGTAAAAAAACGGAAGATGTTCCGAATTGGAATTTATTAAAACGGTTTGAATCGGACACTGATGGTATGATCAATTGGTGGAGAGAAAAGGCAATTAAACGATACACTAAATTGCATTCTGAAAATAGACTAAAACCTGATATTTTATATTATAATAAAGTATTAGATATGGATTATGCTACGGCAAAAAATGAATATTTTAATGATGTCGGTCGTTAATAACTGATGAAAAGAATTCCCTTAGTCTTTAGCTGATAGGTAGTTCGTACAATAACATTGACATTTTATTATTTTTTGATTTACTTGACGACATGAAACCAATTTTGTCGTTAATGGTTGGAATTAGCGGATCCGGAAAAAGTACATATGCAAATGGATTGAAAACTACGTTGAATTCCACCATCATTGAGCCTGACGCGATTCGACTAGAATTAACCGGAAACGTTGAGGATCAATCCTAAAATAATCAGGTATTTTCGTTGGCATTTCGCCGAGCCGACATTTTGTTGATGTAAAATAAAAATGTTGTAATTGATGCCACAAATATCGACAAATGGTCACGGAAAAAATGGATCGAAATAGGAAAAAAGAACGGAGCCGAAATTCGAGCATATTTTGTAAAAACGTCCATTGAATTGGATAAAAAACAAAATGGACATCGTGATAGAATTGTTCCGACAAATATAATTGACCGGCAACATAGTCGTTTAGAAATCCCAACTGAACAAGAGGGATTCGACAAAATTGTTTTGGTTTGATTATTAAGTTGACCGGTTGGAACTTTTCCAACATCATATGTGAAATATGAACGTGTTCAATTTTTCAGATGAATCGGATTCAACGAAAAAATATCCATATAAGATTTTGGTATATCCAAATATTACATGGTCAAAAAATCTATCACAAGATAGTGGAATTGTTGTAATTAATAATATCATTTCAAACCTTGAATCTATTAGATCTGATATCCATTGGACTATTCTGTTACCAGAAAAATTGGATATTTTTTCCAATAAAAATAATATAGATCAAATTTTATATTCATTGCCGACATATCCAAATCAAATGCGCTGCCATTTAGATTCGTCTGAATTTTTGGCGGCTATAGATTGGAGAAATCGAGATTTTGATATTGTTTATAGTCATTTGCCGGAGCATACACTACAACTTAAAAATTTATTGTTTAATACTACAAATATACGTCCGGAATTTATTGGATATACACATTGGACAGAATTCCCAGAAATAACGGAATATCCAATGACATTAATCGATCATAATTTTCTTGGTATATTGGAAATGAATGCATGTGGAATCAATACAATTGCACAAAAAAATTTAGTTCTTAAAAATGCGGAAAAACATTTTAATTCGACCGTAACAAAAAAATTATCAGAAAAATTAGTTCCACAATATTTGGGGTGGGAAATTCCGGAGTACGAAAAAAGAACCCGTGATACCAAAACGATAGTATTCAACCATCGACCTCACGAATATAAAAACTATCCATGGTTTTTAGATCAGATGGATATAATTTTCTCTGAGTTGGGAGATATGTTTAAAGTGTGGGTACCATTAGCAGAAAAAGCAGATAGAGAGTATATCATTGTAGGTAATAACGAGAACAGAAAAGAATATTTAAGTAATCTATCATCGTGTTATATTGGTGTGTGTGGAGAACAAAAATATTCTGGTTGGAGTATTTCAGCAACCGATGGAATGAGTGTTGGCGTTCCATATTTATTTTCAAACGACGATTCATATCACGAACTAGCAAGCGACGCTGGCATTTATTATTTTACGGATGAAGATTTCCGTGAAAAGATTAAATCATTTATAACCGATAATACTGACGAAAAGAGAAATAATTGGTCAAAAATGGCACTCGAAAGATTTGAAGAATCTAAGTGGAAATTTACGATTAAGCCGTTCAACGTAATGATCCAATCTACAATTGACAATTTGCCACAACTACGATCAGATACCGAGAGTTATAATAAAATTGTTAAATTTATACAACAAAACGTCAGCGTATCAAAACGAGAAATTCTTGACTATATGGGATGGGGAGTTAGGATCGCATTTAGCACATATAGAAATCGATTAAGATCTGATCCGGGAATCGTTTTTACTACTGATAGATATGAATACAACGAAGAACCTGTTAGTAACGAAAAACATTAATTCGTAATAAATTACTTATGGCATATCAGGCTATTTACACCAACAAAAAAGACGGAATTGCACATATTTGGGACGATCAAACCGGATATAATCGCATTAAGATCGTTCCATATGCCTACAGGAAAAAAATAGGAGGAAAATATAGTAGCATTTACGGAGAATCATTGGAAAAAGTTACTAAATTTAATCCATATGATACGAGTTTATTATCGTCTGATATTCCACTTGATACTCAAGTATTAATCGATGTATATGGAGATTCTGACGAATCGAGTAAACATCATCGAATAATTGTTCTAGACATCGAAGTCAATACTGTTGGTGGATATCCCGACATGAAGACTGCGAATCAGCCAATTACATCAATTGCATTATATGATTCAATAAATAAACATTATATATGTTGGATTCTGGACGAAGCATCTGAAGTTGAAAATTCAAAAGAGTTTGATATTTCTATTTTTTCATGTAAAGACGAAGAGTCTCTATTAAATTCGTTTTTATCCAAGTGGGAAGAAATAACCCCAACCATCGTTAGTGGATGGAACACCAATCAATTTGATATGCCGTATTTATTTACTCGTATTTCTCGTATACTGAGTGAAAATGAAGCAGAACGATTGTCGCCAATCGGAATTGTATATTTCAACGAACGAAAAGAACAACTTACAATCGCTGGAGTAAATTGCCTAGACTACTATCAGATGTACAAATGGTACAATACTAAAAAATTACCAAATTATAGACTAGACACCGTAGGATTGGAAGAATTAAAGATCGGTAAGATTCAATATGATGGATCACTCGATGATTTAAAACGGGTAGATATTAAAAAATTTGTTGAATATAACATTCATGATGTTCGATTGGTCGTACAACTAGACTCTAAATTGCAATATATTGATTTGGCTATGGCAATTTGCCACGTTTGCCATGTAGGATACGAAGAATATAGAACGAGCAGTAAATTTTTGGAAGGTGCAATTCTGACATATCTTAAGCGAAATCATTTGGTTGCTCCCAATAAATCATATGATAACGATCAAGATGATTTCGTATTTGGTGATGACGATGATGATAAGGATGTTGGGTTTACGGGGGCATACGTAAAAGAACCGATACCGGGTAGATATGATTGGATCTGTTCGACCGATATCAATTCTCTGTA